TTCTTACACTTCCTGAGTGGGGATACATGATTACACATGACATGCTTACTTATGGACACTGTTCGATTGAGATGGTTAAAAACCGTGGTGGTAATCTTTACGCATTCTTACCTCTTCCCGCAGAGACAATTTATTATACCAATAAGAATCTTGTTAATAAAGAACAAATAGGGACAATGATAGACACCTATCGAGATGCTTATCAAAGTATTCACGGGATGTCTGGAAAATTAGATAATGATGAATATTTAAATGAACAGTATGAATATCTCCAAGTAATTAATGGAAAAGTAGTTGAAGGATTCATGGCTGATGAAATGATTTTTGGAAAGATTTATGAACTTTCAGAGATTGATTTAAGTGGTTATGCTATTGGTCCACTTGAACGTTCTATGATGATGATAACAGCGCATCTTCAAATTGAAAATCATCAAAAAATGTTTTTTACTCATGGTGTTGCATCAAGAGGTCTTTTAGTTATTCAAGGAGATGTAACTCCAAACCAGTTAAGAACCCTTCAGGCTCAGTGGACCAACCAAGTATCTGGACCACAATCGGCTTGGAGAACACCTATTCTTGCAGGCATAAAAGGTGTTCAATGGGAACCATTAACGATTGCTAATCGTGATATGGAATATGCTGCTTATCAAGATCATGTTATTCGAACAATACATGCTTGTTTTGCAATTGATGCTGAAGAAACTGGATTTGGTTATCTATCAAAGGGCATTGCACAAAAAGCACAATCAGAACAAACTAATGAATGGAAGATTACTGCTTCACGAGATAAGGGATTAAGACCATTACTTGCAAGAATTGAAGCTCTTATTAATGATGATATTCTTCCAGTATGGAATCCAAAATATGCAGACAAATATAAATTTTGTTTTGTTGGATTAGATGCAGAAAATAGAGAAGAAGAAATCCAGAGACTTCAAGCCGAAGTACAACTTCACACAACTCTTGATGAAGTTAGAGGACAGGCTGAGCTTATTCCAATGGGAATTGGTGGCGGATTAGTTCTTAACCCACTTCTTGTTTCAACACTTCAATCAAATCTTTATAAGGGTGTATTTATGGAGAAGTTCCTTGGTATTGAGGGCGCTGCTGAGCGACCAGATCTTCAATATATTCCAGACCCAATGTGGTTTCAATGGCAACAGTTCCAGATGGAAATGATGCAACAACAGGCAATGGCTGAGGCAGGTGTTTCTCTCGGTGGTCCAGAAGGAGGCGGAGGTGATAACAGCGGTAGTTCATCGAATGGTAGCGGCGGTGGTAGTTCAAGGAGCAAGTCATCTGGCGGTGGAGATAATTCAGACAAAGATAAAGCAGAAAAAGAAAAAGCAGAAGCAGAAAAACAAGCCCAAATCGAAGCCCAACAACAAGCAATGGCAGAAGCACAGCTTTCAGCAGTTGATAAATTTATGGCATCGAACCCAGAGCTTTTCAAATCAATGCAAGAGAATCTTAAAAAAACAGAGTTAAATGATGCTCATGTTAAAAAAGTAAGAAACGATCTTACAAAGGATTTTGAAAAAGCATCTGAAAAATTAATGAAAGAAATCTTTTCAAGTGTAAAAGAAGATCTTGACGATCGTAGGGTTCAAAAGTCTGACAAGATTCCTGGTGGATTAGCAGATAAAAAGAAACCATCTGACTTTGATTCTAAAAAATTAAAAGAAGGAATTAAAGTTGAACTAGAACATACTAGTGATAAAAAGATTGCTCAAGAAATTGCTATGGATCATCTCATGGAAGATCCTGATTATTACAAAAAATTAAAAGAGGTAGAAAAAACAGACTTTATCTCAGAAGAATCTGTTGGTGATTTTCTAACTGACGAAGATGGTCAAGAAATATCACCAAAGAAAAAGAAAAAACGTGGCATTAAGACCAAGCACTCTAAAAAAGATTAAGCAACTTACCAGACTGTTTGTAAATTATTTAAAGTACAGAACAGTTGGTCCTCATATACTTTCAAAAAAAGAGTTAAAGGACTTAGTGCGTACTGGTTATATTAGTTCTACTAAAGCATCTAAAACAGCCATATCAGTAGCGTATAATAAGACACATCAGCAGTTTAGTAATCAAATTGCACCAAAGACTACAAGAGATGGTGCGATTGATTATTTAGAACGAATGTTTGAAAGATATGCTGATAAGGCTGGTCAACAATTAGAGACTGATATTTTAGGTCAAATTGAATCTCAGGTTATGCCTTTTGTTAATAGAGAAGAAGGTAGACATGTTTACGATCTTCTTAGAGATAAAGATATTCATAAGAAGTATTTGGGTGCTGCTTTAAAAGACAAGGTTCAGGATTGGAACAATCGTTGGAAGCTGATTGTTGATACTGAACTTGCAAGAGCGTCTAACTACGGATCAATGGATGCTATCTTTGCCAATAACAAAGACAAAACTCCTGATGAAGTTTATGTTTATAAAGTTGGACCTAGTGATGGTGTTACCTGTAAATATTGTTACCAGTTTTGGTTTATGCCAGATAAAGTTACTCCCCGAATATATAAAATGAGTGAATTGATTGCTAATGGAAGTAATGTGGGAAAAAAGAAAAAGGATTGGAAGCCCACAGTAGATTTAACTCATCCAAATGGTCGTCACGTAATGGTTGAGATCAAAAAGGGGTGGGGATTCACTAATGGCAATCTACAGTACACAGGTAAGGATCATGATGAGTTCAAAAGACAGCGCAACATTAGTTAAATCGGGGAAAAAAGGTGGAAGAACAATTAGAAATAATAATGGATCAAGACGGTCCAAAAGTGGAGTGTCCAATGTGCTCGGAACTGATAGTTCCGGTAATAACTCTGTTTCAGGATCACGACTGTCCGGAATGTCTAAGACAGATTCCGTCAGAACAGCTTCGGGATTACGAGAGAGCGATCAAAGACTACACGATAGAGCACCTTTAACCGGCGTTGAAAGAAAGATTGCAAAGCTTAACGCCTACCGATCTTTGCTCAAAAAGAAAATTGTATTAAAAGGCGTTCCTAAAGATATTCATGAAGAGATCTTAAAGGAACATGCGGCTTGGATTGAGTCCCAAGTATTAATTATGCTTGGTCAAGAGTCGAGTCAGACTTTTAATCCCATGGAAGTTATTGTATTAAAACAAATGGCTTCTAGAGTAACTGCTAAATTAAATAATCATCAAAATGTTGGAAATTTAGGACCACCTAAAAAACAACCAACACCAACCAGGAAACCAACACCCAGGCGACCACCACCTGAACCAGTTTTAAGTGAGTCAGCTATGAATGCTCAACCAATGATTTCAAGAGAGAGTCAATTCACTACGCAGCAATTGGTGATACCAAAAAATTAAGGAGAAGGAATGTCAAATAAACGAGTAGTAGATTTCAGAAATAGAAAAAGAAAAATACAAGAATTAAATGCCGATCAGGCTGCTGTTTCACAAGAACAGTTGATGGGAGTCATTTTTGGACTTTCAAAAAAAGTTTTTGAATTAGAAAAAACAATAAAAGAAATTAAGTTATTGCTTCCGATTGCAAAGGCTGCTGATTATCGAAGTTTAGCCGTACAGCGCACTCTTGAAAACAAAGGAATTACTAATAAAAATGAAATGATGCGTCTTAACAACGAGATTATTGTTGAGGATTTTGATCTTAAAAGCACTCAAGATGATAAAATCAAGGGCTTAGAGGTAATTCAAGATCGATCTGCCCAAAAAGATGATTATGTTATTTTACGTCTTCAATTTTTTAAAGGTGGTAAAGAGCTTTTAGAAGAAGAATATCCAAGAGCAAAAGTGTGTCTTGGGTCCACTGAACTTTTCCCAGAGCTTCATGATGCTGTATTAGAAATGAAATCTGGTGAAGAGAAAAAATTTCCAGTAGAATTGATGGGTCAAACAGATCATTGTATTGTGACGCTCGTCGGAATTAGACAAAAGCGTATAGTAGATTCTGAAGGTCAAATGGAGGACCCACAGAATGTACGAGATTCAAAAAAGAATTAAACAACATGTTGATAAGGCTGCACGAAAATATAAAACCACACCATGGGAAGTAACTTCTTCTCAATTTTGGAACACAGTATCAAATGATGATAGTGCTGCTGATTTAACTGAGTGGGAGATCCGTAAACGTGGGGGTCTCAAAAATATTCTGAATTTGATTTATGGCAAACCAAAATCTACACCAAAAATAACTAAAGTTAAATTTAGTCTTAAACAGAAAAAAATAACCAATTTTAAAGTCCATCATTCTGATATTGGGGCAATGTTTAAAAAGGCCAAATTAAAAAAGAATGAAATATTTAAGATGGTGGTTCAGCCAGACACACACTGTCCTGACCATGATCCTGATGCAATGTCTGTTTTTATGAAGTTTCTTGATGATTATCGTCCTCATGGATTGATTAATCTTGGGGATTTTCTTGAAATGGAAAGTGTTTCGCATTGGAGACCAAATAATCCAAAACCTAAAAGAATTGTTCCAGAACTTAAGATTGGTAGAAAACTATTAAATGAAATAACAGACGCTGCTGGTCCACAATGTAAATATAGAAAATTTTTAGAAGGTAATCATGAGGATTGGCTTCAACAGTATTTAAATGAAAAGATTCCTGAAGTATTAGATGGATTGGATGAGTTGGATATTAATCTTGATTTAAAAAACCTCCTTGGGTTGAATCGTCTTGGTTATGATTTTATTCCTTTAAATGAGATTTTAGGTGTTGGAGAAGCCCACTTTATTCATGGGTATTACACAGGAAAGCATCACGCCTCAAAACATTTAGATGTTTTTGGAGTAAATATTTATTATGGTCATGTACACGATATTCAGGGACACACAGGCGTGTCTGTAAAGGGCTTACATGAAGCAATGTCACTTGGATGCTTAAGAACCCTTAAGGCAGACTTCCTTAAAGGAAAACCTAATAATTGGGGTCATTCTTTGAGTGTTTTTGAGTTCCAATCAAATGGGACTTATACTCGATACTCACCCATTGTTGTGGGTGGTAAATTTAGTTTTAACGGAAAACTTTATACAGCATAATCAAAAGAGTATAATAAAAATATCTTCCCATAACCGATCTCCCTATTGGTAATTTATTGCAAAAAAGATGCCCTCGTGGGCTTGAATGTTATCCTGACAGTCCTTGTTTCTTAGGAAAGAAGGCTATGATGGCAGCCCGAAAGGGTAAAATAGATGGATGTCCTTGGTTTGTTGCCGATGCTGAGTCTTATTATTGTTTTTTTCGATTCATGATCGATGATGGACGTAACGTTCCCACACATCGAATTGCTCGATTATTGATGATCGACGATTCTGAAGTAAAAAGAGTGATTCAATCATTTCGACGCAAAGTACCAATGCTCTTTGGTATTGAAGATCTTGAAGAAATTTTTTAGCGCTCTGTGCCGATCTACGCTTTTTCATTCACTCTTTTTACCTATGGAGCTATCGAAATCCACTATTATTGAAGGAGTTGCCTCGACGGAGGCACGTGATTCACAAGGTGAAAGTCTTGATTTAAATGGTGCTGATATTTCTACTCTATTAGAAGGCCGTGGTTTCGTAAACAGTGATCACAGCAATCGTTTCGAACATCTAGTAGGTCGTGTCCTGGATGCCAAAAAGATCCATAAAATGGAGGACTGCGAAACACCTCAACAGATGAAATACATGAGCGATATGAAAAAACCGTTCCTATGGACGAAGTTAGAATTATGGGACGGACACGGTCACAAAGAAGCAGATGCGATTAGCTCCATATATAATTACTACAAAGATCAAAATAAAGAAGCGCCTATTAAATTAAGCGTCGAGGGAAAAACTCTCGAACGTGGCAAGGGTGGTCTTCTTAAACGCACCATAATTAAAGGTGTTGCACTCACCGTACATCCAGCAAACAAAACAACAAAGACAGACGTGGTTGGATTGGTAAAAAGTGCAGGTGCGCCAGAAAGTTTAGTGAAGAGTGAATCTGATAAAGTTCCACTTTTTATTGAAGAAAGATATCAGAGTCCGGCTGAACGGATTTTTGATTTGGCGGTAACGGCAAGGCAGTTTATTCGACAGGCCAAGTTGTTACAAAAAAATGAAAGTTCAATGCGACTACTTAAGTGTCAAAAGTCGCTTGAGCGGTTTAAAAAAATGAAAAACGAAAGGTTGGAGGAATAAAATATGCCTTTAGCTAATAACCAGAGAGAGCAGCTAGTAAAACGCCTAGAAGCAGATATCAAACTTAGGGAACCGTCTTTTACGATTACCAAAGATTTTGGTTCTAATGGCGAAACTATCTTGCTCATTGATAGTGGTTCTGGTGTAGACGCGGCTTTTACCGTTTCGAAGCGAACATTTGAAGGGTTCAACGTTGTTGCTGAACTTAGTTCATCTGCCGCTGAGGGTCTACCAGAACATGTTGCTTGGGTTGCAGTTGATACCGGCGCTACACAAATTCTTAGCATGAAATACATGCAGATGGCTGTAGACGTAGGTGCTAGCTCGGTCAAAGTAGCATTTGAAGCAACAATTGACAAAGATTCCGTTCTTGATGAAACGCTCGTAGCTGCTGAGTTACCTGCAAATGCAAGAACAGGTGCTTCTGGTCAATAATAATCGGAAACAGAAAGAGGAAAAAGAGATGGATAAAGAAACAAAACCAACTCAAGAAGAACTTCTTAAGGCTGTTGCCGATGTTATCGATGAAGCCTTGGTGGAATATGATGAACTGACTAAAACAGGTCAGGGAATCGATTACGCACAAGCAATTGATGACAAAAAAGGTGACGGTCCCAAAGCATCAGGCCCCGATGGATCTACTGGAGAAGGCAGCGGAGCTGCTGACAACAGTGGTGGTGGAGCCATGGTGAAGGAAGACGATGAAGACAAGGATAAAGATAAGAAAAAGGAAAGCGATGAAGATTTAAAGCGATCCTATGCTGCTCTTGTTTCCAAAATGGAAGAAAGAGGACTTATCTCTAAAGTTCAAAAATCAGAAGAAGCGCCTAAGGCGGCTGAAGTAGTTGCAACAATTGTTGCTCCTGCCCCAGATACTTCTGCTGTGGACGCCCTTCGAAAATCGTATGACGAAAAGTTCGAAGCATTCGGGAAAACTCTCGGTGCTATTGGGGAAAGTGTCAAAAAAATCGCTGCACAACCTGCTGCACCACGCAAAGGGTTGACTGGAGCAAAACCTCTTCGAAAATCTGATTCAGATGAAGGTGCGCCTTCTCTGAAGAAGAGCGAAGTGGTTGATAAATTGTTGGATTTAAAAAAGAGCGGTGACAAGCGACTTGAAGGAGCGGGCGGAAGCTCACTTATCAATCGTGTTGAAACCAATCGAATGGTCCAAACAGACGTTGAAAGGATTAAAGGAATTCTTGGTGTTTAACCAAGGATAACTGAGGAGGAAACAAAAGATGTTTGACGATCTATTTAACATCGAGTCGGGGGCCAGCGCATCACAGGCGATGGACGCTGAGCAAGCTGAGGAACTCTTAAAAACCCTTCAGGTTGGTCACGGATACGCTAGTACTGCTGGACCGAATCTCGTAGGTGGAGGCGCATTAGGCGTTGAGAGCATTGACGGAACGCTGAAAAGTGTAACGTATGACGCTACCAATCTCGTAATGTGGCCTAGTGTACCGCAAGACAGAGCATACTCTCTAGTTGAGCAGTACGTAAGAATTAACGCATATGGTGATGCAGGAAGTCCCTACATCCCTGAAAGCGGATCGCCAGTAATGAACGATTCCGAATACCAAAGACACGCTCAAAAGGTGATGTTCATGAGTACACGAAGAGGTGTCTCATTAGCGTCAACTTTAGTTAAACAAAACTTCGGTGGAGACATTGAAGGACGTGAAACTAATTCAGGTACTCTTTGGATGCTTGAAAGACTTGAGCGAGAACTTTATAAAGCGAATGCTGATTATAGTTCTGATGGTGATTTCACTGGAGCTATTGGTTCTATCCCAATTAAGATGCAAAATCTTAACTTGATGGGTGCCGAACAGCAAATCCGATTAGGAGACAGTGACTTTAGTGCTCAATCCCGTGCATTGGATGGATTTGGTGGAGACCAATCTGTCATTCAATCAAAATCTGGTGACATTCTCAATGAGAGTGACATCGAAAGCCTTGCTAACGTTCTCGTAGAGAACTTTGGACGACCAAGTGAACTTCACTTATCTCCAAAAAATCTCAGCGATTTCATCAAGCAATTCTTTCCAAAAGAACGAGTTAATCAACTTGGTGTTTCGGATGGAAAAGCTGGATATATTGTTCGAGAAATGGTTACAACTGCCGGTGGGATCGCATTGCGACCTAACGTGTTCTTGAAACCAAAAGAAAGCAAAAAGTCTCAGGCAGACCGATCAGGTGTACCTGGAACTCCAGCCGATCTTGAGAACGATGCAACCACTTCAGTTATTGAAGGAACTGCTGCTGCTCTCGATGAAAACGCTGGTGCTGGAACAACATTTGTAACGGGCGATATCGTTCGATACGAAGTAACTGCTGTTAATGAACAGGGTGAAGGATCAGGATCTCAGATCTCTGAAGACCTTACTCTTGCCGCTGACGGTAGTAGCGTTAGCTTTCATATTCTTGACCCGGCTGCTGGTAATGTCCCTTCTCACTATGCGGTTTACCGTACTGAAAAGGATGCAGGAACAGCACTTACATCTCCAAGAAGTTTTATTGGATATGTAAAGCGAAGCGGAGCTAAAACCAAGTTCTTTGACAAGAATAATAAAGATCCTGGAGCAGCTACAGCTTACATGTTTGACATGCGGCCTGAAGTGTTTAGTTGGAAACAACTTGCACCATTGCTCAAGATCAATCTCGCAGCTATCTCAACTGCGAAAGAGTTCTTGCTATGGCTTGCAGGAACGCTTATCTTGTACGCTCCACGTAAGAGCGGCTTGATTGAAAATATCGGTAAAGCGTAAGCGACTGATATAAGCTAAAAAATTTAAGGGCTAGGTAGAAATACCTAGCCCTTTTTTTGTTTTAGTCTTTCTACTAATTTATCAATTTCTTTTTCACATAAATCACAATTTTTAATAGCATTTTTAAATATCTGAAATTGATTTAAGATAAGATCATAAAAAGACATTTCTATTATTTTAATCATGTTATCATCGCACTTAATTCCATTTAAAGAAGCCGTTTCTTTGATTTCATCAAGCATATCTTGAAGGTTTTTAGAACTTCCTCGTTCAGTTTGAACCATTTTAATATTCTCCTGATTCTTCATTTCGAACCTTTGGCCTCACAACCTGGCTAGTAACCATTTCAATTTTTCTTTTTCTTAATTCATTTATTTCATCATCGTAATCACGACCAGTACTTTTAGAAATAGAACCATTTTTATCAATCGTATGAACTTTTTTAGATTCTGTTGGTGGCAATCCAGCTAATATTCTTATCTCACGATATTTCATTTCAAAAGATCTTGCTCGTTCGATTTCAAAATCAAGATCTCTTTGAAGTTTTTCATTTCGAATTCTAAGTATTTCATTTTCTTCTTGGATATTTTGAATTTTAACAGAAACGATTCTTCCATTATTAGTTACTGCAAGATCATGACTATTAGATCCGTCTGATTTTGAAACAACATCTTCTATTTCACTTATTCGCTTTTTTCCTGACGACGCACAACCTGCTACTAGACCAATCATTAATAAAGATATTAAAATTTTCATATTCCCTCCATTTATCGACCTATATATAGTGTATTTGATCTGACTATAAAAGTCAAGTACTTGACACCAGGATTTGATAGGTTTACAATCTAAATTCGGTTATAAAAGTTTAATAATTACAAACAGTTATGGGGTTAAAATGAAAAGAACACCAGCAGATAGTGAAGTTTTAACAAGAGAATTGGTTATGCCAAATCAAACCAATCCTCACGGCACTTTATTTGGAGGTGTAATGATGTCTTGGATTGATAAGGTGGCGGCGATGGCGGCTGAAAAATATTGCCTAAGACCAGTGGTCACAGCTAGTATTGATTTTTTGGCTTTTAAACACCCATTAAAGGTAGGAGATCATGCTGTGGTTGGTGCTTTGGTTAATCGAACGGGTCGGACTTCAATGGAAGTCGGAGTTAAAATTCAAAGAAACAATCCTAGATCCGGTGATCAAATTCATGTAGCTACAGCTTATTTAACTTTTATTGCTATTGATTCGATAGGTAAACCTGCTGAAGTTCCTCAACTTCAATTAAAAACCGATAATGATATTAGAAGAAATCAAGATGCTAATAAAAGATATGAGATTCGAAAAATTTTAATTGACAAAGTAAGGATTCAAAAAGAAACTCTACTTAACCATTGAGTATAATTAAGTGGGGGTGACTGGTTTCGACTGGAATGTTGATACTGAGATGCTCGTGCCGTAGCGCCAGAGGCTACGTAAAAACTGGCAAAAAAACTAATTGACAACTATGTCGAAGAACTCCAAGCAGCTTAGTCGCTGACGAAGAGCGGGGCGGTCACAGCCTTGGTATCCAAAGTGATGATCCCTTGGAGTTGAGTGGCAAGGAAAAAACTACTTAAGTGGGGCTGGCCTACTGAAAACCAGAGCATTTCTTGTTTATGTAAAAACAAGTGGTGGAGATCGATGTTTTGTATCGTTCCCATAACGCACGTAAAGGCGCTTAGAAGATCATTTTAGGACCCGAGTTCAATTCTCGGCACCTCCACCATACTAAATTGATCCACTATTAAGTATTATTTCTTTTGGAGCGAATCCCGCTGCCGTTTTACGAATTTCTTCAAAAGAATATTCTTTTTTAATTTCTCCATTTTCAAATACTGTTTCCATGACTTTTTGACCACTAGTCCATTGACCTTCACTTGTATTAACGGTTTCAAATTTATTTCCTGTTTTAGTGAGTTCAAGACGACCTGGCTTTGAGTTTTTATCAGGGTCAGTAATGGGTTGTTTAAATACATCAACATCTTTCCCATTAACTGTTGCATGAGAACATTTGTAGGCAAACTTCTGCGTGTCGCGGTTAACTTGCTGAAGAAGTGCTCCACCCATTCCAAATGCTACATTAGTTGCAGACCAACCATCTGCGATGAAAGCGTTGCAGATGTCTTTGATAGACTGTTCGTTAATACCATCACCTTGGATAACTCTAACGTGATTAAGAACCTTGTAGCCTTTCGAGTTTTGGGTGAATCCAAATTTGCTTCCAAGGATCTCTAAGCATTTGAGAACTACTTTTCGAGGACTGCCAGAGTCAGGTCGGATGATAACCATTGCATTAGCATCAACAACTTTTTGATAAAGTTTTTCACCCCAGAGTTTTTCACAAGCATTATAAATATCATACGAATCAGATACGCAAGCAAACATTGGTTGATCACCGTATTTGTCAATCATATTTTCATATGCTTTAACTTCATTTTCTCTTCCCCAAACAGTCATTATAGAATGCTCTGCTGCTGGAATACTAAATCCGGCCATTGAAATATTATAATATTTATTAGCGCACCAAACACCAGCCATAGTATCAGACCCCATAAAATTCACTAAATGGGCTGCTCCACCAATCATGGCAGATTCTTGACTAGAAACTCCACGACTACCAAAATCATGAAGCTTGAAAGCGATTTCTGCATCAGGAGCATCGGCGGTCAAATCAAGATATTTTTTGATTGTTTGTTTAATGTGCCAACTTTGTGTTGCAACCGTAATCGGATACCACATTCTCATTAATATCGTTTCAAACCATGAAGCAATCCAAAAAGTTTCTGGATCAGTTGACTCTCCACTCATTAAAATGTTGTGATTTGGAACAACTGTTCCTTCAGGTACCGCTCTAATTTTTATAGGAATTTTTCCATCTAATTTTTTTGCAATTCTTATCCATCCATCGAAATTAAATGGTTCACCATGTAACTGAAAGAACTCATTAGCTTCTGATACCATTGCAGGATTTATTCTTTGAGTTAAATATTCTTTTAAAATATATTGCAATCCAAAAAATACGGTTTTATCATACCTTCCACCACGACTTTCTAAGTAAGAAAACATAGCAGTTGTGTTGGGTGGATATTGATGCCAATGACTTACCTTGTAACTGTCTGTATCAATGATTAAATTGTTCATTTTATTCTCCTATTTTATTTCTTTATATTCAACTTCTGGCATCAATCCAGATAAGATTGCATTTCCACAAGTAATTCTTCCTAAGTCTTCTTCTTTAGATGCCATAAAAACCAAAACGTCATAACCTGCTTCAATTATTTTTTTTTCAGTGTTTTTATATGGATAATACGACGTGTAGTCACCGGATGTAATTACATTATTTGCAACTGCTGTATTTGTTTTGTGCATTGGTGTAAGTTTTATAATGTAATCATCTGGATCAAAATATTTCAAAAGTATTGAGGGTTCGATATCATAATTTGCGATTGCAAAGTTTAAGGTAATTTTTCTTCCATTAGGAATAACACCATCCATTATCTTTGCAATTTCTTCAAGGGTGTGAGCATTTCCTCGAAACATAACATCTCGTTCTTTTTCATTTGTTGAATTAATACTAAGCTGAAGCCCGGCTTCTCCATGAAGTAGTCTGTTTTTTATCCGCATCCATTGATGGATAAATGTTTTTAACCAAATGTTTTTTCTTGGCATCATAGTAGAAACCACTGGATGGATTTTATATTCTGGATCGATATGGTCTTTAAGCCATCGGGTTGAATCCAATACATTTGGATTCCATGTGGGTTCCCCCATTCTCGCATAATGAATATTAAGTCTTTTTGTGGTTTTAACTTCTGGATGTAATTTAATGCCGGTTAAAACTTGTCTTGTTAAATCTTTGAAAGTCGCATTCTTTCCTGGTCCAACTTTTGGGACATCACAAAAATGACACCCCATCGAGCATCCATATTGAGTAGAGATGGTGATAACCCACTTTTCTTCTAGTGGTAAAAGTTTCGTATGTTTTACTGGATCAGGTTCACGATTTAACCCCATAGAATCACATTTTATATTTACTTCTTTTCCATAATCACCTATGGAAAGCATTTCAAGATTACCCTTGTCTCCTTTTACTATTAAAATATTTCCTGTCGGTACTTGTAAATTTTTTATAAGTTCCATATTAAGCCTTATTAATAAAATGGTTAATTATATGAATATGATCTTCAAAAAATTCATCATCTCTTAGATAGAGATCTCCAATAGGAAGCCAAAATGCTTCCTTAGCATCATCACCACCACAAACTTTAGGAAGTTCTCCTTTATCGGGGAGTTTAAAAAAGAATGCATGAGTAATGGTTCTTCCTCTTAAAGATCTTTGTGGATGATCAAATACTTGATTTTCTTTTAAATGGTATTTAATTTCATCAGGTGGCATCATGATCACGGTTTCTTCCTTAAGCTCTCTTAAGCAAGAATGTAAAATGGTTATATCATTATCTAAGAATCCTCCGGGTAATGCTAAAAGACCTTTACCTGGATTAACTCCTCTTTTTACAACTAAAATATGGCCGGATTTTACAACTACTGCATCGGTAGTAATGAATGTTGGTTTAAATGGTGCATCATCCCATTTAGATTTATATTCTCGAATATAAGAATATTCTTGTTTAATATTTTTATAACTTTCTGTTTCTTCATATTTTTCTAAGAACTTAACTATTGGAGATGGAACATCTTTTACCCAACCCCATCCATGATCTTCATGAAAATACTCTTCTCGAATATTTGTAGCATCAAGTTTTGAATCAACATAATCTCCAATAAATTTCCATTGAGGAAACATATTTAAATAATAAGAGGTTTCGTCTTTAAAATTTCCATTTAAACAAACTTTTTTAGATGATGTATCTCCAACAATCATGTTTATTTTTTGTTGGACTTCAATTAGCCAACGATCATCATTATAAAGATGGTCTCTAACAGCTACAAATCGAATACGATCAACATCTTTCGAATCCAAACAGTCGGTTATCATTGTTCTACGATCTTCTACTGACCAAGGATTTTTGAAGTTTGGTGCAGTGCGATAACTACCCAAAACAACAATAACTTGCTTAGCTTCTGCTAAAGATCTTTTTAATAATTTAAGATGTTCATTATGAAAGGGCTGAAATCGCCCAATAAGAATTGAGTAATCGAAATTCATCGTGGATCTCCTTGATCTCTTGGTAATTCGGCTCTCTCTCTGAGTGCCTACGTGGTTATTATACCTTTTGATTCGCATCTTATATCAAACGCGGATTGTCAATCTAGCAAAAATGGTATAATAGTAAAAGAAAGAAGAGAAAAATGAATATAATGAACACTGCTAAAAATAATGCGAAGTATAACGGGGCCGGTTGGGTCTCTGGGCAGGTGTTCGTCTAAAGCGGTAAATATGAAAAGAAAAGACGAATAAAAGCCCTGGACCAGAAATGGTTTCAGGGCTTTTTTTATTGTGAGATGGTGTCAATGGTAGCACGTCACCCTGTTAAGGTGAAAGGTCTGGGTTCGAGTCCTAGTCTCACAGCCAAAAAGTTATGGAAGAGAAAATTGAATGTCCAAATTGTAAGAACCAAGCTAATTTATTAAAAATTGATTGGATAAAATCTGTGAGATGGTTTTGTGGTTCATGCAAGAAAGAATTTACATCCGTCAGTGGGTGAGTGGTTAAAACCAGCAGATTGTAAATCTGCCATCATTGCGATTTACGGTGGTTCAAATCCATCCTGACGGACCAGGTTAATGCATAATATTCTATACGTTACACGGCGTACTGTATAAAATATTAGACATAAGGAAATTTTATGTGGCGATTAAGTAAACGAAAGAAAAATACAAGTTATCGAGGGAGTATGATGTAAAGGCTGCATCTCTGGCTTTTAACCAGAATGTGTCGATTCGAGTTCGGCTGCTCCCACCATGGGGGAGTGGTGTAATGGCAACATCGTCGGTCTCCAAAACCGAAGCTCAGAGTTCGAATCTTTGCTCCCCCGCCAAAAAGTTATGATCAAAGGATATTGTAGTTGGTGTAAAAAGGAAGTTAAAGTTTTTTGGTGCGATGATTGCTCAGACTGGGAATGTTCTGAATGTAGGTGTGGGTTTTTTGAGAAAGATCTGATTTTTGAAGAGGATTAAAAAGGTGAAATGATTATGAAAGTTAACGAACAGACGGGAGGACACATTTTGTGAATTAGTGAAAGGAAACTAAAACATGAAATATGTATATCCAAAATGGTTATGGACTATTTATCATGAGAAAGGGCAGAGGCTTAAGTATCAACGTAAGGAGCATCACAAGAAAAAAGAACGTGATGATTCTTGGCGTGAATACAAAAAGATTCGAAAGGATAAGTCAAAGCGAAGTTACTCCTACTCTTCGAGAAGTGGTGGACATCATTTCTGGTTTAAAAACCAATCGAATCGAGTAGAAAGAAGGAGTGTAAATCAGCAACTCCATAGAGAAGACTGGGATAACTGGATTAATTTTCCTCCAGATTATTTCTGTGATCCTTGGGGTTGGGATTAAAAAATGCAGGTGAGGTGTTGTTGGCGGCACGTCTGACTTCCAATCAGAGGGGCAGAGTTCAATTCTCTGTACCTGCTCCAAGAGTTTACATGGGCCAGGTGCGCTAGGTAGTGCGGTTTCATTTGCAATGAAATTTTAGGGGGTTCGATTCCCCCCTGTGTCCACCAAGTTTGAATGGTTTGGTATAATAGTAAATGGCCGGACCTTTCGGGGATATTACTGTTTGATCACGGGAAGCGAGGTAATGCTCCTCCGGATATCCAAAAAAGTTTATATACAGACGTAGCATTATTGAAATGCACCGAGAATTCTCTACCATCTAACCTCCAGCAGATACCATTGAGTATCATCTAAGGAGGAACAGCATGGAACCTGTAACAGGAATGTATGGCTTAGGGGCAGCTTACCTTATTGTCGAGGTAATGAAGTTTTTAATTAATCGATTTGCTAAAGCATCGTCGTTAACAAGTGAAGAAAGTTTTTGGTTACAAGAACTTCATGCAATGCATGGAGTTAAAGATGCATCGGGCCGACCTATTTGGTACATGCCTGCTGGAGTCGGAAAACAGCAAGAAAAGATCATTGATATTTTAAAAGATGTTTCTCACTCACAAGAAGAAACTGCAAAGATCCTTGAAAGAATCGTTCAAAAATTAAATGATTAATAAGGACCAACGCTAGCATCGACAGGTGGTGTCATATCCCTGTTTTGATCAATGGATGTTACTCCCCACACACTTCCACCAAAATATTCGACCGAAATCCATCTAAATTGTTGAGTATCATTAGCATCATTTTCATAAGCAGAGACTAAAAAGTAATGGATTTCACCTACAGCGGCAGCAATTCCGCTTAATTCAATTCTTCGAGTAACATCATTAAATGAGGGATTCCAGGTAGCGACACTAGCAGCATTTCCGTATTCACTAAAATATTCATAAAGTACTGGGTCGGCTTCTGGGTCAACCGCCCATCCCAAAAAGACTTCTAGGGAAGAAGAGGTTGGATTAAAATGGGTTGCTGTTGAAGGATCATCCCAAGCAACACAAGTAATGGTAGAAATATTAAAGCTAACTGTTTCATCATCATTTAAATCCCCATCAGAAGCCCTAAAAGTAGCTGTATAACTGCCTGTGTCTTCTCCACAAGCCTTTGGGGTCCATTGAAAGGTTCCTGTAACACTATTAATTGAAAATGAAGAGGGAATGTCATGGGAAACAATAGAATAAGTAATTGTTTCTAGTTCGGGATCACTAGCATTTAAATTAATTAATATACCAGTTCCTTCATTATGGTTTTGGGTTCCAATCGCATCAAGCGTTGGGGGTTGATTCGTATTATTTACACTTACTGATAATGATTGTGAAGCCGTAAATTCTCCATCATCTGTTTGAAAATCAAATTGATATGCACCTGCTTGTAAATAGTCGGGAGTGAATATTAAGGTTGTTCCATCAAAAGAGGCGTTAGATGGTAAAGTAGAAGTGATTGTTAGGGTTACACTGTCTCCATCTGGGTCTGAATGGGTAGGGGTTATGTTTAGTGTATCGCCTTCATTGATAGATTCTGAGGGTATTGTATCAATAACAGGTGCTCTATTAGTATTGGTTATGGTCATATTTACTATTTCATTAGTCGTATCTATTCCATCACTCACATCAAATGTGACATCATATATTCCTTCATCACTATATCCAGGAGTCCAATTAACAATCCCAGTAGAAGCATTAAGAGATGCTCCAGCGGGGCAATTTTGACAAGAATAGGTAAGGGATTCATTATCTAAATCAGACCCACTTAAATCAAAACTAAGAAGAGAGTTCTCTGATCCGTTTTGAGTTGTATTAACGCCTATGGTGGGTAAGCGATTTGTGTTAGCAACTGTTGAGCTGACACCAAGATTAGCTGAGGTAGTTCCATCTGAAACAGAAAACGTCCAATTATATAAACCAGCATCGGAATAGTTTGGTGTCCAACTAAAATCGCCAGTTGATGTATTGAAGCTTGCTGATCCAGGACAGCCGGTACAAGAAAAAGTAAGTGTGTCACTATCTAAATCAGATCCAGAAACAGTAAAGTTAAATGGACTGTTTTCAACTCCATTTTGAGTTGTTAAACCATTAATTTTTGGAGCATTATTTGAAGGGGTATTAGGAATATTGGGAGTGTCGGGAGTGTTATCAGAATTTCCTGGAGCATTTGTGTTGGTATCAAGTATTGCTATTTTTTCTTCACAAGCAGTTAGTGTGGATAAAATCAATAATAAAAGAAAACTTCTTCGCATACGAACCTCCTATCGACCAATTAAAAGTTAACATATGTTAACGCTACGCACAAGATGTGTCCTAGTTGACACACTCTGAAACATATGCGTATACTAAATATATGAAACGATTTAGTTCACCCTCATCCTTTAGTCCGAGTTCGACTCCAAATGGGTCAGGGTTTTCTATGTCGTAAAATAAGGTAACAAATCAAACTTTTTTACGAAGCCCTGGTCCTTAATTGGATCGGGGCTTTTTTATTTGGAGTGTGCCGCTAATGGTTGGCAATCCGGTTTGAACCCGGAGGGGGCCGAAAGGTCAGAGGTTCGATTCCTTCACTCTCCGCCATTTTTAACCAGTAAGTATGAAGAAAACATACTTACTAACATCTAGCTGTAGCTCAGTCTGGTAGAGCGCTCGGTTTGGGACCGAGG